TTCAGCCACAAAAAGATTACCATACATCCGTGTATTACCGTAAATATACATACCCCCGTCAACTGTGACATTACCCGTGATCACAGCTACGTTATTGGGATACTCGGTGCTACCACCATTCGCGTCACTATCAGTTATTATTACATTAGAACCAACGCTCAGTTTTTCCGTTTTCATACCACCATTCACAGTAATAATGTTAGAAGCCAAACCATCAATAATGAGCTTTGACCCAAAAGTGAGTTGGTCCTCAACGATAACATTTGTAGCCACGAGGTTACCACTCACCGTCATGAGGTTACGACCAGTTAAATCAATGTCAACCTTCCTAGTATCACCATCATTTACCTGAAAAGCCTTTGTGGGATTCGTCGTACCCACAGCGAGCTGATTATCCACAAAGAAACGAGATGCCTTACCACGCGCTTGGAGATCAAATACGATGGTATCATCTTTATCAATAAAAAGCTTTTCACCAACAGAAAACTGTTTGGTTGGTACATTGTTTGCCAGAGCTAAACGCCCCTTGATTCCATCATTCACTACAAGTTTAATTTCATTAGCCTCAATTTCCCTAGTTAAAATACTGTTAACACCTGTAAGTGTTTCACTCTCAACGGGTTCTGCTTCAAGACTTGCAACATAGATTTGATCAAACCTAGCTGTTCTACCCATTTATACTTTAGTTACCGAATAAAATTCCAGCCAAACCATCCTTAATCCTGAGAACATTGTAGTTCACAGCAAACACACAGATATCATTTTGGTCTACTCTAAGACTACCCTTCTCCACACCCCTCAATATGAGTTTTGCATTATCGAGCCTGCTGAAATTACAACTACCAGAGGGGTTGTAGTCTGATGCATTTAGACCAAAATGGTATACGAAATATCTCGTGTACATAAGATCTTCGGTATCAACCCTATAATCTGATACACCATATTTAGATTTGTAGTAGTTTTGGACTGTGTGAAAATAAGTGGGTGACATATTTTCGAGTAGAGGTGTTCCATTCATATGAATGTCTGCATTTTTAAATGTAAAACGATCGTTCGTGGGATCACTAGCGGTCGCACTGTATCCAAAGAATATAGATTTAACTGGGTGATTGAAGTACGATATGTCCAAATCGTTGTATCCACCGGATTCAATATCATTGTTGAAAACATTAGATAGAGGGTATTCCACCTTTTGTGTCTGTGTAATTACAAAGTCCATCTGCCTCTCCACCATGGACTCTCTTTCATCTTTATCTAGATATACATAATTTGCATATACATTGATACGCTTTTGTGTTTCACTGTAGCCATCTAAACTACTCGGATCAAAATTTATTTTAACTTCAACTTGATGATGTGCCAATGATACAAGGGGTAGAAATGCTCCGTGGTCACAGAAAAAGAAATGAAGGGGTTGGAAGTTTCTATGTGAAATACTTGTCTTATTCGTGAGTTCTTGAGATTTGGTATACGTGTCTGCGAGATAGTTGGGCCATATATCTGCGTAATAGTCATAGTGTTGAGAATCTATTTTCTGACCTCCTATAAATAGATCGATCGTGGAGTTGTAAAGAAGATTTGAGGATACGTTAGAGTTTTTATCAACACCCTCAAACCATAAACAATTCACGAGATCGCCTAAAACTGGAACGGTAAAAACAGGATCTTTATCTGTAACAGTCTTGATAAACTTTGGGGCTTGAGAAAAGTTTGTATGCCTCGTAAACTTCATACGAAAGAAAGAATGTCCCTCTTCACTATTGAGATATACATCTTGTACACCCCTTGACACAAGTTGTATTAATGCACCAGACATTTAATTATTGTTTAGATTATAAAAACAGACACTTTCCCTGAGGGAAGTCCTGTTTCTTTTCTTCTGCACCCTTACCATGGATTTTGAAACCACCTTGACGGTAGATCTTCATTCTCTTATAATACATGGCTGTGAAGAGTGACCATGGATCGTGAATGTCGTAGATATGAGGATTATTCTTCTTACCCTTCGTCTCTCTCATGATACGACCAATACTTTGGGTAATATCAGACTTGGGTGAAGCCAAAATAACTGTATCTAGGGTTGGGATGTCTAGACCCTCGTGTGCCTGTGAGAACGTCGCAAAGATGATCTTCTTCTTTGAAGACTCTTGTAAAGCTGCTTCCTTCATACCACCCATGTAGAGACCCGAAGTTTTTGGGAAACACTGATGGAGCATCTCACAATGTTGTCTACGATCACTTAGCACCAGAAGCTGTCTCGTACCAGCTGAAGCTTTCTTGACAAGTTCTACGAGCATTTGGTTCCTCTTCCGATCCTCAACAATTTCTGTGATCATATTGGGCATTGAAATCTTTCCATTCCTCATGGAGGGTGGTGGGTTCCTGTAGTTAAATGATTCAAATGTTATAGGGAACACCTCCACTTGTTCTTGATTCTTCCTCTCAACAGCAAAGAATGTGGGTCCCATGAACCAGTGAAGTACCTTTGTGAGTCCATCCTTCCTTTCTGGAGTCGCCGAGAGTCCATAGATATGCTTAGGACACATCTTGAAGAGGGACTGACTAAATACCTTCGCACAGATATGGTGGGCTTCATCAACAATTAGAGTTCCCACTGAATCAAAATCACTGAAGGAGTATTCTTTGAGGGACAGGGACTGGAGCATAGCGATTACAAAGTCACATTCAAGCTCTTTCTTATCCTGTTGAACTATACCTATCGTTGCACCTGGACAAAACTGCTGAATGCGTTCCCGCCATTGGTCTGCTAGGAACTGCTTGTGAACAACAATCATTGTACGATACCCCAACTTACACGCTATGGCCAAGGATACCGTCGTTTTGCCGTAGCCGCATGGTAAAGAAAGGACACCGTGCCCTGCTTCAATTGCTGCTGCCAATGCTTCATTCTGATGGGTTGCATCTCTGAGCTGTCCAACAAATTTGGCTTTGGATCTAGCTGGTTCGGGTCTTTTATCTTGTGTGGGCTTTCCAAGTTTAGTAGTTCCGTAGAATCTTGGAACGCACACTCCATTCTTAGTTGCTCTGAAAACTTTGAAAGGTGGTGGAGGAAATCCATAGTCTCCGTTGACTTGCGGTCTTACGGTAAGTTCTTTTTTAATTTCCTGTAAAGGACCCTCACTCACAAGATATCCGGTTCTAGTGAGCATACTTATTTAAAGTGGTATAAACTTTATACTCTTCATAATCCATGAGAAACCCGAGTAATTGCCAACATTCCAAACACCCTTAAAGTCTATTTCAACATCAATTTCATCACCCCTTATAAGAGATTGAATGGGTCCCCCCTTGACCTCACACATCACTCTCCTATATCGGAACGGAACTTTCACTGTCAACACAGGACCATCTAAGGGGTCATCTAAGTGTTGATTTTTTACCAACCAGGCTTTGTTGAGTTGCACACGTCTTACGATTTCAGCATAATTTTCAGGAATGACCAAACGAATGTATTTCTTATCGTTGTGGTCATACATGGGTGTATGCACTTTTGCTAGAAACTTCATATGTTTCTGTTACGATATATGAGAATTAAAACTATAAGCACTAAAAGTGTCATTGACATAACTTGTGTGAGGAGGAGGGGATTCAATGGTTCCCGAGTTCCAAAGCATTTATGACTGAGGGACCTAGACACCTCCACAGCCGCCTCAATACTGGAATAAGGTGTGTTTCTAGGAGACATCATACCACACATCGCGACGTTGGGGCACTTACCGAAGAAGGGGAGTTGTCCATAGAGGCTTAAGACCCCCGAGGATTGGGAGAATTGCCAACGCTCTCCATCCCAGTTTGCACCCCAACCAAAACGCATCTCCCTAGGTAAAGGTACGTCAAGTTCACCGAGTATGAGGGTCCTCAACTCTTCTGGTGGTGTTGTGAGAATATCTTCTGTTAAGTCACAAATGAGACACGAAACTGTCTTATCATCCGAAAGAACGACTGGTTGGAGGTTTAATTTTGTTGTCGCGGCAATTTCCAAATCATCCTTAAGTTCTATGGGTTCATCAAAATCTAACAAAAGATTTATACAACCGTAAGTACTCTCACGAACCTTCTTTTCAGCCTCGGGACCCCAGTTGTCTCCCAAAAGTTTTAGGGCTGGACTGTTGTCCAAACACAAAAACAACATTCCATCACCAATTGTAGTTCTATCGGAGAATTCGGCTGTGTATCCATCCTCCATGTACTCAACACTCGTCAACTCTTTTTCAAACTCAAAATCCACCCCAACATCTTCTAGAGCTTTCTGCATAGCGTCACACATTACTTTACCTGAGACCCTCTGTGTATACTGCTTGGAGAGAGCCACGTGATCAAAACTTCTCACAAACTCCCAAGCAGACATGACATCCCAAGTGACACCATCCATGATGAGAGGGAGATGTTCCAGTAGTCTCTGTCCACCTTCACTCAATGGACCTATGGCTTCTTTGAGGGAGACACCCTTGTACTTTTGGGGTTTGGTGAGTACCCTAGAAGATAGGGATGTCAGGGCTCCATAGTCTTTTAGGGACAACGAACGAAACGAGAATCCATATATATCTTTTTGAACGGGTTCAAATATAGCGTTCCATTTGATACCCATTTCCCCGAAGAGACTTTGGGTGTTGACAAACGCTTTATCAAACACTATACGATGTGCATGAAGATCCCTCACTTCTTCCGTGGGCTCCCACCACGATCCACCGGCTGAAGACTTCCTATCATAGATTGTAATATCGTGGTCACCCGACCTGAGTATCTCCCAAGCAAGGGACATTCCACTTGGACCAGCTCCTACTATATGAACTTTCATTCTACTTTTAGCCGATATATAATTTTTACATCATTTTTTTCATTGCATTTGGAATCATTTGTTTAACGGCAGTTGGACTAGCCTCGGAGAGGAGTTCGAGAACACCCAAAATGAGAACAGATTGCTGAACCATGACTACCATCTTAGCCATGGGACTAATGGGGTAGATGTCACCAAAACCAACTGTGGACTGAACGGTGAAGGCAAAGTAGAGATGATCCAAGAAGCCGGATCCTTTATCCAATCCATTAAATTGTTCACCACCCGCCTTGGAGATGGTAAAGTACATGAGTGTGAAAAGTAGGATAGACACGAAATTGAGACTCAGAGTTTTCGCAAGTGCCATTTATAATTTAGAAATATTTTAAATGAATCCATGAGTCTTGCGCTCCTCTGGAGTCTTCACGGCATACATCACAACAAGGAATATAATGGTTGATATGAGAGCATACTCAATATCCTTCGTTGCACTGAATGCGATTAGCATGAGAGATAGAAGACGAAATATTTTATTATCGAATAAACTTCTTAGTCGTTGAGGAATCCGTATCGCGTTACCAGAGAAAAGACCCTGGTAAAGGATAATCAACGAAAATAATACGGGTTGAGATTTAACGAGCATTTCCACTGGTTTAGTCACGGGTGAAAACAAATTAGCGATTTTTGTCATTTATATATATTAAGAAAATAAAAACATTTATAGAAAGTAGAATGTTATGTGTTGCTCAACATGTACCAATCAAAGAAGTTCCTAGTAGAAGGTTGAAAACATGGAAGTTTGCTGGTAAGTTTCTGTGGAAAAATGCCACTGTACAAAACAAAAAGGAACTTGGTAAGTGGACGAAGAATGAACTTCTTGAACTTGGTCCGACATTTGTAAAATTAGGACAAATCGCTTCGACGAGAGGGGATCTTTATCCACCAGAGTTCACAAAAGAGTTGGAATCATTACAAGATGATGTCCCTCCCGTGGAATTCGATACGATTGTAGATTACGATATTTTTAAAGAATTTGACCCTGTACCATTTAAATCTGCGAGTATCGGTCAAGTCCATATGGCTGTACTCCAAAACGGTCAAAAAGTTGTTGTAAAATTAAAACGCCCAGGAATCCTGGATATCATGAAAGAAGATACCGATAACATACGCGATATTGTACACTTCCTCGAGCGCATAGGTATTGACACGGGAAATAGTTCAGGGACGGTTCTCAATGAGTCTATAGAATATCTATTAGGAGAGGCGGACTATAAACAAGAAGTTGATAATGCGATAAAGTTTCAAAAAAGTATGAAAGATATTGATTGGGTAAAAGTTCCGAAAGTCTACAAAAAGTATTCAAACGATGAAATGATAGTCATGGAATACGTCGCGTCAACGAAACTGACTGAGATTACAGACAAGAGAGTGAATAAGAATAAGATATGCGAAGCCCTCATAAACGCATACGTCATCCAAACTATGGATAATGGTCTCTTCCATGCTGACCCACACCCCGGTAACTTGGGATTCTCATCAAAGGGGAAACTTGTGTTTTATGATTTTGGATTACTCATACCACTTTCCGATGAACTTAGGGATGGGTTCACAAAACTATTTGGATTCATAATCACGAGGGATACTGCTGGTATAGTTGACACCCTAGTGAAGTTGGGTGTGATTGTTCCAACATCTTCGGATGTTTCAGATATTGAACTCTTCTTTGAAACTATTTTAGGGTACCTGGAAACCCTAGATGGTTCTGGAATCGTGAAGGATGATCTC